AAAATAACCATGGCAACCGACTTGACTATCCAAGTTAATGGGGTCAAAGAAGCGGTTAAATATTTGAACCAAGTAGAGCCTGGTTATCGAAAAGCGTATATAGCGAATATGAAAGAAATCGCTAAACCAATGACCGACGCCATGAAATCAAATTACGACGATATGCGTTTCCCTAGTGGCACTACCCGCAACTGGTCACCAGCAGGCCGCCAAGTATTCCCGCTGTCTGCTTCAAAGGCTGTCCGTGGTGTTGCTGTCCGTGTCAACAATAAGAAGAAAGGCGCCGCCTTTTCGGTTATGCAAAAGAACCCAGCCGCCGCAATCTTTGACATTGCTGGCCGTGCCAATGTCAACCCATTAGCGACAGCGTTTAGCGCCAAGTTTGGCCGTTCTGCCAGCCGTGTCATATGGCCAGTATTCGAGGCAAAAATAGCCGACCTGACAACCGAAGTTCAAAAAGTTGTCGAAGGCGTTATGGCTGAAGCAAATAAGAATTTGAAGGTGTTCTGATGGCTATTTCAATCCCAGTAATTTCAGATTTTAATAGTAAGGGCATTGACAGCGCCATTAGGGAATTTAAGAAGTTAGAGACAGCAGGCGAAAAAGCCCAGTTTGCTATTAAGAAAGCCGCCGTACCTGCTGGCCTTGCTATTGCTGGTTTAGCCATTGCTGGCGCTGACGCTGTAAAAGCGTTTATGGAAGATGACAAGGCCGCCCAACTACTTGCCACCAGCCTAAGAAACACTACGGGCGCTACTGACGCCCAAATAGCCAGCGTTGAAAAGTTCATCACAAAAACCAGCATTGCCGCCGCCGTTGCTGATGATGAACTACGGCCAGCCTTTGACAAACTAGTTAGAGGTACTGGCGATGTAACTAAAGCACAAGATTTAATGAACCTGGCACTAGACATTAGTGCCGGTACAGGTAAAGACTTAGGCGCTGTATCTGACGCCCTGTCAAAGGCTTTTAACGGGCAACTGGGGCCACTAAAGAAACTTGACCCAGCCTTGGCAAGTCTGATTGAAAACGGCGCTACAACCGATGAAGTTTTTGCCGCATTGGCTGGCACTTTTAAGGGTGCCGCTTCGACTTCAGCAAATACGGCTTCGGGCAAAATGAAATCGTTTTCTATTCAAATGGGCGAATTTAAAGAATCTGTTGGCGCCGCCGTGTTCCCAATAGTGGACAAATTGCTACCAGCGTTCAAATCTGTTGCCGATTTTATTCAAAACAACACAGGTTTAGTAGTTGCTTTTGGTGTTGTCTTTGCCGGTCTAGCAACAACCATTTTGGCTGTAAACGCCGCAATGAAAGCGTACGCCGCCATTCAGGCTATTGTTACCGTTGCTACTAACATTTTGACCGCTTCAACTTATGCGCTGTGGATTGCTACGGGTGTCGCTGTCATTGTTGCAATCATTGCGGCTTTGGTTGCTTTACAAGTCAAATTTGACATTTTCGGTAAGGCTATTGACGGTATCAAAATTGGATTTGACGCCGTGTGGGGCGCTATCAAATATGTCTTTAACTGGGCTAAGGACAACTGGCCGTTATTGCTAGCAATTATTACTGGCCCTTTTGGTATGGCTATCGCTTTTGTAATCAAATTTAAAGATGACATTATGGGCGTATTTAGCCTGATTTACAGCGGCATAAAAGCAACCATGGGGTTTGTTGCCGATGTCATTTCAGCACCATTTAAAGCGGCGTTTAGGGCTGTAGCAAGTCTTTGGAATAACACCATAGGCAAACTGTCTTTTAGTGTCCCCAGTTGGGTGCCCGTCATTGGCGGTAAGGGATTCGATGTACCCGACATTCCCATGCTTGCCGAAGGTGGCATAGTTACAGGCCCAACCTTGGCAATGATTGGTGAAGCAGGCCCTGAAGCCGTTATCCCATTATCAAAAATGGGTGGTATGGGTGGAGGTATTACTGTCAATGTCAACGGTGGCATATCGACATCACAAGAAATAAGCCAGGCAATCGTAAAAGCATTACAAAACTATGTTTACCAGTCAGGCCCAGTACCAATTAACACCAGGTCAATGTAATGCCTACAACGCCCTGGGTATTTCTTTTAAACGGCGTTACTGACATCACTAGCAGTATTCTTTCGGCTTCTATTACGCAAGGCAGAGAAAAGTACTTAGACAACTACGGTGGCGGTTCACTGTCAATAACGATTAACAACAACAGTAATTTGGCTAACAGTTTCAATTTAAATAACCCAATTTTCGTTTACAACTCAAGTACTAGCGCAGGATTTAGAGACACTTTCGCTGTACAACAAATAACATTTAACGACCACCCAGGCAACACAGGTTTAAGCACAGCCACCATTTTTTGTGTAGACCCGTTAAGTCGAACAGGCAGATATCAGGCAACAGAACAACCTTTAAACCAATTAATAACGACTCTTCAAATGGAAGCATTTAACAGCGGGACATTACCTTTTGACGCTTTATATGTTTACAGCGGTTTTTATGGTCTTGGTTCTTCGGTCGCTTCAGCCCAAACCTATACCGGCACAGTCTTAAACCAATTAAACCTTTTGCAGGCAACCGAAAGGGGATTGCTGAGAACAGGTTTAGCGTTTACAGATTTGACCGCCCAAACCGTGCAACCCGTTAGTAGGGGGTCAATATATAACCGACTAACTACAGCGTTTAGTTTCGGCCGCAATACTGCTTCAACAGTTATTGCTTACAGCACTTTTGAACGAATCCAAAACGGTGTCACTTTTATTAACACGGCCACCATTTCGCCTTTGGGTTTGTCTAGCGAAACACGGACTAACACGGCTTCAGTAACTGCTAATGGTGAAGCCTTTTATAGTTCTTCTACAGTCGACTACAACGCAACCCAGGCACAAGGCAACGGCGATTGGATAGTCAACACTTTTTCAGATACAACAGATTTACGCTTTAAAATTGGGTTTACCGACCGTATGCAAAATTCATCGGCGTACACCACATTTCTCGCTAATTTCCCTGGTATCGCTTTTAGTCTTGCTTACCGTGTACCTGCCGCTGGTTCCGATACAACTGTCAATGTTGTTTTGGAAGGTTGGACTATTAACATTACGCCTGAACAAACCAGTTATGAACTATCGTTTAGTCCGTTGACTTATTACCAGTTTTTTACGCTTGACTCATCAGTTTTAGGTATTTTGGACACCAGCCGGCTCGGTTGGTAAAGGAGAAACATTATGACAACACCACCTACATTCAGTTCGGGCGCAGTCCTGACAGCAGCACAAATGAACGCTGTCGGTTTGTGGCTTGTCAATACACAGACCGTAGGTACAGCCGTCGCCAGCGTGACCGTGACAGGCGCTTTTACATCTGATTACGACCGATACAAAATTGTGTACTTAGGCGGTACGGCTTCAACTGCAGGAACTCAAATCAGTTGTCGAATGGGATCAACTACAACTGGATACAAAACAAATCTTGTTTACCAAGTTTGGGGGGCTACGACGGTGCTAGGCGCAAACGGCGGAACCTCAAACTTCCAATTTACTGGTGGTAACAAATTAAACGCTGTTGGTGGCGATGTTTATGTTGACTTTGAACTGTTGAATCCCTTTGCAACAAAATACACATACATGACAGGTCAACTTTACGGTGGCGACACAACTTCGGGCAGTGTTCAAGGAGTATTGACAAACAGCACTTCGTACACATCATTTGTGCTTTTACCTGATGCAGGAACTTTGACAGGCGGAACAATTCGCATTTACGGATACAGGAACTAGACATGACTACCGACGAATACAAAACCCTATACCCACAAGACGCCGTCTACATCCAAATAGACGACACCGAACGCCTCATGACCGACGACGAATACGAAACATGGGTAGAACAAGGCGTTTATAACATCAACCATCCGATGCCATGAAAACTCTTGCCATCGTCGCCGCCCTCGCCATCGCACTCATGCTGGTCATCACCAGCTGCAGCGACCGCACTCGAAACAACTGCGAACAACAACCCACAGCACCAAGATGTGACACCAGCACAGGAGCAACAACACCATGAAGAAATACACCAACTCCGAAATCAAAGCGCGCCTAGTCCTCATGGTCGGAGCGGCACTATCGCTCACATTCATCATGTCAATCGGCATGATCCTCTACTCGCTCGCGTTTGTCGTACAGCCCTTGGAAGTGTCACCTAACGACTCTAAAGCGTGGGAAGTTTTATCAAGCGTTTTACTGGTTTTGGCTGGTGCTTTGACGGGGCTATTAGCAAGTAATGGGCTCAAAGACAAAGGAGACAAAGATGAAACGTAAGTACACGGGATCAACCGACGCTCGAGGCAACGTACGTCGCATGGGCACACTCAAATTTATGGACTACTGCACCTACCTGTTCGGCGTCCAAAGTATCGGTATCTACTCCGACCGTGGAATGCGCTCAGACCCCTCTAAAAAGTCCGTACACGCCACCTGGCGAGCAATGGACCTCAAAGGGACAGTTGAGCAACGCAAAGCCTTAAACGAGTTTCTAGTCGCCCACGCCGACATCCTCGGTCTTGAGGAGCTGCACAGTTACGACGGCGTAGGTGTACCTGCTTCATTGAAGTGTGGCAAGTGGGGCGCCGGCTGGAGATGCGACCGCGACGCCTGGAAAGTGTGGACCGACAAAGCCAACGGTGGCACCCCAGGAGCAGGGTGGAGTCACATAGAAATAGACCCAGCGCACGCCGACAGCGTGGCCCTGGTTGACCAGAGTTTCAAAACGATCTTTGGGCAATGACTTGACTCCCGACGTTTGAGTCGGTAAACCTACTCCCGACCTCGGAAACCCGACTCAGGAGGAA